AATAGCAGGATCACCAGCTTTAAATTCTTGAATTTTGTCTGCAATTTCTCTTAAAGTAGAAGCTGCATTCCCACGAATTTCAATACCGTTAAATGTGCCAATTTTTTCAGCTTTTGAAACTGCTGCATCAATTGGCGCAAAATCCAATATTGCTTTGCTTCCCGTAGCGCCCGTCATGCCAGAGGTGTATGCGTCAGAACGATTTTTATACAGTTCTGCAACAGCGTCTCGTGCCGTGCTGACAACATTTTCAATTGGCGCATTGCCACGCATTTGTTCTAAAAACGCATCTGCTTTTGTGCCACCTGCCATGCCTGCTTTTGCAGCTTCACGGATCGCTTCTGCACCTGCGCCTGTTGACAAACCTAATGACGGTGTAACTAACGCTTCAGCTAATTGAAACGGTTTTGTAACCGCTTTTGTTGCAATGTTTAATGGGTCAATTGTGCGCCCTATTTGAGCCGTTGTTTGACCTACCTTTGCAATTCCTGGCACTTTTGCCGCAACAGAACCGCCGCCTGTTAGCAAAATTGACATATCGCCCATAACGCTAACAGGATCGGTTGCTACAGCTTGTTTAAACCCTTCCAAAGTGCCATATCTTTTAGCGTACTCACCGCCAACAGCGTTAGCTGCTTGCACGGCACGTTGCGATGCTTCAGGATTAGATTCAAATTGGTTAACAAAATCAACTACCTGTTTTGGCAATACTTTTTGTAACGCACCAGCACCAACATCCAAAATACTGCTTGCAGTTGCTATAGGATTTGTAACTGCTTCGTATAGCTCTCGACCATACTTTCCTGCGCTTGCAGGAAGATTTGTTAATGCTCCGTATGCAACATCGCTTAAAGGCATTTGTGCAGGTGCAGCATTTACTGGTTGTGTTTGCGCTTGTGCTTGAACAGGAGTTAAAGCAAATTCTGCGTTTAATGATTCAAACGGGTTTGCTTGTCGTGTTTGTGCTTGAGGCGCAACGCCAAGTCTAAATTCTTCGTTTAGCGCTTCAAACGGATTGCTTCTTGGGTTAGCCATAAGTGGATTCGCATCAGACGTTGTTGTTTGTGCATACAGTCGATTCGGGTTAAGTTTGCCCATCACAAACTCATTTGATTGACGAGGTTGTGGGTACGGGCTTGATGGCAAACTTGCCCAGATTGGCCCAGACTTCTTTACCGCAGATTCCCAATTGCCTTGCAAAACATCAGGAAGAATCCCACGCTCTTGCAACAAGTTCACAGCAGCCAAGTCTTGACTACGCTCACCAAAATCAGGCAACCCTAGCTTCTTTGCTTGCTCATCCCATGTATTTGACAGAAACTGATAACGACCTGCTGCCGTTGTTTTGTTTGGTCTGCCAGTTGTTTCAGTAAAATCAAATAATTGTCTAGGATGGTCAACCAATGATTCAACCTTGCCGCCACCAAACAGCGTGTTGTAACCGTGTTTAGTAGTGCCTTCTGCCGCAGAAATCATGTCCAAAAAGCTACGGACATTAGGATTGTCTAATGCAGGCAATAGATTAGCAACAGCAGGATTAACTTGGTTTTCCATTAACGAATACCGTATTTTTGAGCCAATGTATAAGTGTTACCAGCACGATCCGTAAGCGGAACTTCAAACATTGAGCCAGCAATCTTGCCCCATTCGTTCGTGATGGCAGACAAATTGTTACGCAATTCAGGCATTGACGCTGCTTTTTGATAATAACCAGACTTACGTTGATCTTGTATAGCCTTAGCTTCAGCAACATCAAGCAAGAACTGGTTGGCTTGAGGCGTGTTTTTAAGCTGTGCGTAAGTCTTTTGAATGTTCTCAAAGTCGGATTTGGTTTGAACACCTTTTTGACCACCTAAAGTGTCTACAAGACTTTCATAAATCTTAGATTCAAACACTTGAGCATTTGTAGCAAATTTAGCTGCGTCTTTAACTCCAAATGTAGCCAAAACACTTGCAGCGGTTTTTTGTGCGTCAGTGCCAAATCCGGTTGTTAAATCAATACTTTTTAACACTCGAATGTTGTTCATAGCGTTTTTTGCTGCATCACCTGCAAGTCGAGCAGGTTCAAGCTCGCCTGTAATCCATTGCTTGTTTAATTCTTCACCAGCTTTTACAACAACAGGGTTTTCAGCTGTAACAACAGGTTGTATATTTGCTTGTGCGACACCCATTCCTTGAGTTGGCAACCCCATGTTTGCAGCTTGTGTAGTTGATACAGTTCTTCCAGTGTCAACATCAAACCTCGTTGCTGGGGTAGTTTGTGCGCCCCCCAAGCCTTTGGCATACGCTTGTGATTGTTCAATTGCTCCTGTTGCTTGTGTATAACCTGGCAATACGCTTGATTGTCCAGTTGTTGCGTTAATTTGTATTCCGCCTTTTGGAGCAATAAACGTAGGTCTGCTTGCGCCAGCAGGAACAAGTGAGCCGCCTTCACTAACAATATTAGGTGCAATGTAATTTTGTTTTGTCAAATTCCCTTGCATGAACGCTTGATATTGTGGCGTTCCGGGCTGTAAACCAGCAGCCATTGCAACTTTTTGAATTTCAGCGGGTGAGCTATGCGTAGCTAAAGCCGTGGCATACGCTTGCGGGTTAATCATGTATTGCATCATTGCTGTTCGTGGATCCATCCCAGCAGGAATTGGCATTGCAGAGCCTGTGCCTGTCTGTACGCCTGTCATGCGACTTGCGTTCGTGTTTGTTGGGCCAACATCGCCTTGCATTGCGCCACCAGTCAGCGCCATATCTCGTGCTTGAGGTGCAGTTGTGCCGCCACCAACACCAAACATATTTTGAATTTGTTGATTTTGTGCAGCAGCAAGTTGTGATTGTCGTTCAGGAATCATATCTGAAGATTTGCGAGCAACATATGCTTTTAGCAATTGTCCAAGACCTTGAATTGGGCTTGGTGGCACATAATGACCAGACACCATTTGACCCTGTGGCTGCTCTTGCAACGCTTGTTGCATCAAAATATCTGCATAACGCTGATTTTGTGCAAGCTCGTATTGTTGACGAGTAACATCAGGCCCCATCATTGCTTGCATGGGGTTCATTTGTGCGGTTGGGTTTATAACAGCCATGTCAAATCATCCCGTAGTTAACTGTTTTAAAGCCTTGAGATTCACCAACAGCTTGTGGTGCAATCTTCTCAACTTCGTCAGCCATGTAGCCTAAATGTGTCGGGCCACCCCATACATAGTTGTATGAGTAAATATTTAACCCATTATCTGCAACGCCAACTTGTTTAATGTTTGTTTTCAAGCGTCTGTCAGAAAACAATCCTGCCGCACCGCTAAATGTTCCTGTTGGCGCTAACAACGCAGCGCCTCCTAACTGGAACAAACCTTGAGTTAATTGAGAATTAGCAGCGTTTTGTGCGTTTGCAGCGCCTAATTGACCTTGATATTGGGCTTGCGCTGCATTAAAGGTAGGCGAAGCTGCTACGTTGACAGGCTGATAACCTGAGAACTGTGGAAGCTGAATTTGCGATCCACCCATAATGGCAGCAAGCTCTTGCAATGGTTGACTGCGTATCGCAAAGTCTTGTGCAAGTTGTTGTTGCTGTGCGGTATTCTGAAATTGTGCTTTGTTAAGCGCTTGGTTGTATCCAAGGCTTTGGCCTGTAATGCCTTGACCAAAGTTTTGACCCATTGCTTGATTGTACAAACCTGCGCCAGCTAATTGAGCTTGATTACCAAATGTTCCCAAACCTAACAATTCGTTGATAGCTTGCTGACGAGCAGCCATGTCAAGGTTAATGCCTTGCAACGCAGCTTGATTATACAAATCGTTCTTGCTCATTTCACGATTACGGAACGCTTTGTCGTAGGCTTCTGTGCCAGGCGCTAGACCTTGATTAGCTAATTGCTGTCTGAACGATACATCGCCAGATTCAATTGTTGGGTTTAAGCGTTGCAAAATTAGCTCTTGCGCTCTTGTTCCTGCGTTAATTGGCATTGCTGTTGCGCCACTAGTGTCAATTGAGTATTGCAATGGCACATTTGTTTTTGCCATAAAATCAGACGCAACAGGCACAGCACCATACCCACCAAAATCTTTTCTAATTTCTGTTGATGTAGGCACAAATGGTGTTGACAATACATTTTGCACATTATCCATTGCTGTGCCGCCAAGCTCTGCTAATCGACGCTGAACTCGTTGTTGTGCATCTACTGCCGCTTGTGCATTTGGATTTAATGTTTGCGTTACAGTTGGCACTCCTCCACCAGTCATAAACCCTTCACGGGTTGGCGCTGCGCCTCGTTTTTTTTGTGCAGCATCGTAGCCTGCTTGGTCAAAATATGTGTAATCACTTCCAGAATCACCAGAACCGCCGCCTGTTTGATAATACTGATTACGGTCTATGTTTCCAGCGTTATATTTAGCTAACGCCGATTCAAATCCAGATTGATCGAATGTTGGGCTTGAATAATTTACCGTTTGTGTTCCAAACGGAGTAATCATGTTTGGGTTGCTAAGTCGTGAACTAGCCTCGGACGCTTTCAAATTTTCTAGTCCTTGCTGTTTTGCAAGAGCCATGTAATCTGGCACTGGTGGCGTACTAATCGACTTACCCATAACGAACCCCTAAAAATCGGCAATTTTCTCGTGCCAATGTCAAAAATATAATATCGCCATCCGGTACTGCATCTTTTACCCTTGCTTCTTCAAAAAAACCCATCTTTGTGACTAATTTTAGGCTTTTTGCATGGGTACTGCTTACCGGAACAATAATCTTTTTTACCTTACAAAACTCAAAAGGGTAGCTAAATATTGCTTTTAAATATCCTTTTGTAATACGTCCCTCAATCGCTATGTGACACACAATCGAGGCTTGATTCCAATTTTCGTAAATTACGCCTGCAATAATTTGACCATCACGCTCTAACCCTATTGCTTGCGAACCATCTGCAAAATATTTACCTTGTACTCGCTCTGCTACCCAATGGCCTATTTCCTCGCCTTGGACTATATGCCAGGCCACCCTTGTTGGTAAACAATGTCCGTCGATGCCCATAGAATTGTGATTCCTTGAGAGGCAGATTTAAACTGTGTACCAGCGCAATATCCGATGCCAGTCACGCCTTGCCAGTTGTTTGTGATTACCGTGTCTGTGGCCCAATAATCCACATCCCACAACGCAGTATCCCATTTAGCAGATACTTGTGGGCTAAAGCTAAGTGCCGCAGTCGTGTCTGCTAAGTCAAAATCAATGTTTAACCCAATGAAAATTGACGGTGTGCCGTTAGTAAAGATTGACGGTCTAGCTCTTGTAAAATACTTTTTTACTCCACGAGCATCAAAATAATTAAACGCTTGCAACGCATAAGCATTTATGTCGCTTGTGTCATCGGCAAAGTTGTCATCCCACGCATGAGCGACAAATCCGTTACCACCCCAATACGATTCATTATTAAAAATTACCCAACAATTAGCGTACTGGCCTGTAAAATTGCACCAGGATTTTGTAATGTTATTCATTACATATTGCTGTTGTTGCCCTTCAGCAACAGGCACATTGACCGTTAAAGCATTGCGTTGCGGGTCAAAGGTAATATCCCACCCAAAATTTCCACCATATTGTTGCGTTGCGGCATTAAATGCGCCTTGAATTTTGTCTGATAACGCAACTCTTGGATCAAGTCTTGATGATTGCAGGCTTGCAGCAAGTGGGTATAAACCGTTATAAGTCAAAACAAGTATGTCACCGCCGTACTTCATTAAACAACGCTTGCCAACAGGCTTGCCAAGCCTCCAAACGCCCACTAGCGCCCATTTTGTAGCGTCTGATGGGTCAGTGCCACTCCAGACAATTACCTCGCCATTGGACGTTATAAACACCAAGTTATCGTCTACTCCATAACCTGCATCAAGCGTCCAAGTTCCTACAGCGACTAAGTACCCACCAAGTTGGGCAACCGAACTCATGTCAATTGCAGCAGCTGCGCCTGAAATGCTTAATGTTTGCAAATACCATGCTTTTAGACTTGCGTTTTGCGTAAACCAAACTTGGTTTTTAAATGTGGTGATATTGCTTAACGTGCTTGCAGTCACGCCAGTAATAGTTGGGTTTGTCCAAACCGATCCGTTATATAGCAGCGGTGCGTCCACGCCATTGACCGCCATGATGTAGCCACCACCAGCTGTTGTGACGTTAACGTATTCCCATTTAGCGTTCGTTAAACCTGTTCTTACAGCTGCGCCCACCGCACCGCCTAGCGTACAATCAAAAATAGATGTGCCAGCAATAGCAAACAGTTTGTTAGTCGCACCGCTTGAATACGACATCAAAGTTTGAACTTGACCCGTGATGCCTGTGGAATACTTTGTATAGCCACCACGCAACACTACGTTGTTTACAGTTGGGAAAAAGTTAGTTAATTGGACAGCATCTAGCGTGTCCATGTTTGCAATCGAATCACGCACGTTCCAGCCACCAATCGGCGCTGGTAGCGACTGGACACGAGCTGCCATGCCTTGAACAAGTCGATTAGGCGCAACCATTAGTTTGTTCCGTAGCCAGTGTCAGGTATGTTGTCGTAGCCGATTAAGACCGTGCCTGGTCGTGGCGCAAACGACAAGTTAGCCGCTGACGTATCTTGCGCCCGAACAATCTCAAATTCTTCAATATAGTTACGATACATCGCTGTTGTATCAAAGCCTTTAGCCTCAAAATACTTGAGCTTGGTAGCCAAAACCATTAGCCGATCTGGGTAAATGCAAGTATCTGTGTCGGCAGTAAATGAATTCTTTACTGTTCCCGTGCTAGATTCTGCCCAACCCTTTGATCTGTACTCGTAACCCAAAAGCTCGTTAGTCGAAACGCCAGGCCAAATCTGAAAGTATTTGCCTAACAAGCGCCAACGAATCCGTGGGCCAGTCGAGATAAAGCCCGACAACAACCATTCCCATTGCTGTGGGCTTTCTGGCCCAAGCATTTCCCAATGTTTTGATTTGTCCCAATGGGTTCTAGGAACAGTTGATTCGTAGTCTGAGGGCAAGTCATACTTCACTTTTTCAAAAGTGATTGAAGTCCCTACATACGTCCCTGTGGAGGGTAAATTAACAGTAACTTGCGTAGCTGAATCAACAGATTCTATGTAACAAGCATTTGAAATGCCGTTACCTACAACTTGATACGTTGTATCGAGTCCCGCAGTCGATGGGATGTTAGTAATCGTGTATGTATTTTCGACCACATCGCCCGTTGTTACGGTAAAGACTGTCGTAAATATGTGTTGTTTGGTTAATTCCCGCCAATCATGTTTTCGCAAAAATTCATAACCAGCAGCGTTCATCAGCGCCAAGATTTGAATTACATCTTGGTTAGTATTCGATGCCACAGTAGTTGGCGTTGATACACCCAATTCATTGGTAACTTGGGTGACTAGCTGTAGCATCGTTGATGACATTTA